TTCCGCAACTTATATCTCATAAATTTTATAAAATAAAAAAAATGAGTGCCATCGTCCCTTTCGCCAGATATGCTTTCCCAGGAGCTAGAAGAGCTGCCGCCAAGGCTCTCATACGTACTGGGAAAATTACACCCAGACAGTATATGGCAGCGTACAAGATAGGTAGGGCTGCCTACCGTTGGCGAGGAATTTTCAAATCCAAAGGATACCAACGGTCAAAGCGTAGGTTCGTACGTAACGTACGTAACGTAGTGCGTAACGTCAGGTCAGCCCAGTTAAAAACTACACATTTGGACTTCGCATCAGATGAGCAGTTCACAAACAAGCTCAATCATCTCCATCATGTGCAACCTTACAAGCTTGTGTACTTAGGGGATGGAGACAACAAAAGACAGAGCAGTACAATCACTTGCTCAGGTCTGAGAATTCAGTTCTGCTTCGCAAACACTCAGCCAAATGGCGGGCAGCCACAGAGTCATCTCAGGACTGATTATGATATCCTTAGATTCATCAACAGCATAAGCACAATCAGCGAAATTACCTGTACCCAAAATCTGCACACGCCTAGGATACTTGGTCAAAAGATACTGTTGAAACCACGTCTTACCATTTCCACCAGCAGGATCCACGTAGAATAAAATATGCCTATCAGGGGCATCACCATCTAGAGCATGCTCTAGATCCATTTGCCAGCCCTCACGGGCTACCCCATTGCGAATCAATTGGGGTTGAGGGGCACGTAAACGAGCCAAATCCATAAAATTACGGTAGCGCAGCATAGCAATAGGCTGAAGCTGAGCTACTTCCTCTTGAGTGGGGGGCCTATTATTCTCCTCAATGAAGAGATCAAGCCAGGCGATAATATCATGTATATCATTACGGCGACCTTGCCGGTTCTCCTCAACCGGTTCGCCGTACTCAACGAAGTCACCATCTTTGATGCAATATTCCCTTGCCCTGGCGGGAGTACTGCGCATAACCTCGAGGTGAGCACGTTGGAATGGAGGATAGTTGCGAATCTGACGAAGGCGCTTGCGAGTGGCGAAGATAATCATACCTTGCAGATGATTAGTGCCGGTGCCAGGGGCAACCTCTCGCCCGTAGATAAGGGTAACCACATCCGTTGAACGGCTGAGCTGTTCCAGAAGTTGCTCGTCAGCTCCACTGTAGTTGTTGAGGGTGAATACCCAACGTTTAGCCTGTGCCATGTGCCGGAAGTGACGAAGTTGCGGGTAATACTG